CTTGATCACTTCACCGTTCGGGAACATCCACACATTGCTGAAGAATGTCTCGTGCAAGCGATTGGGTGGCACGGTCACGCCGGAATTCGATAGCGTCTCGCCGTCGATCCATCCCCATCGCTCCAGCACTTCGTACAGGCCGTCATCCTTGGTCGTGGTGGACATGCGCTTACCAAGCTGACGAATCTCCGCATCGAACTGGCGTATGTTTTGCATACCGTTCGGATTCGACAAGATGTAGTCCGTGATCTTCGCACCGTCGAAGCTCTTGCGTTCTGCCAGCGCAGCAAGAACCGGGCGCGTCAGCAAGTGCCGCTCCCACACGTAGCGACAGTTTTCCAACTCGGTTGCGGCCATATCTGGGTAGAATCGCCACAGAGGGACGTAGTCAACGAATGGCACGACGTAAGATTCCGTCTGCATCTTCCACTTGCGCTTGACCAGCGTGAATTTCGTTCGCGTCTTGCGTTCGACCAACGGCGCTTTCAGGATGCCGGTGCCATACAGGTGACCGGAATGCAGCACCATGCGCGCAGTTTTCTTGTAACGGGATTCCGACAACTGGTCATCCATCACTTTGGTCATGCCGTCTGCGGCGGTCGCTACGGCTTTGACAATCGCTTGATCCAATTCCTGCTTTGTTGGAGGACGGCCAAGCTCCTGCATCAACACCTGCGCGATTGTGCTGACCGTTTCGTCGTCCAGGCTAGGTACTGGCGACGGATCGATAGTCCAGTTCCGTTCGCTGCCGGATGGGAATAACAGGTCTGCGACACGTGCATCAACCGTCTTCACTTTGACGCGCGATGCCCGGTTGAACGCTTTGGAGCGGTGCTTGCCTATCAGTGATTCGACCTCCGGGTCGTAGATGCCGCGATATTGCCGCAAATCCTTCAACCAGCGTTGCTCGGTCGGCATGCGTTGCATTTCCGCGTGCTTGAATTCGCTGATCAGCATCGTGCCGAGCGCATCAATCTCCTGATAGGGCGCAATCGAATCGGTATTCATGCCCGCTGCTGCGGCGGCGATGTATTCGTTCTGCTCCTGTTGCTGTTGGTCGTTCATAGTTCAATCTACGTTGTACTGCCCGCGCCACATCGCGATCAAAATCCACAGGTAGGCTCCGATTGCCAAGCAACCGACAGCAGCCAACAGGTAAAGTAGATAAGTCAGAAAGTGCATAGCGCCCAAAATAAAAAAGCCTCTGGAAAGGGGTTGGTTGTTACTGCATGTGATTGCTTGGCGTGTCTTACTCTTCCCACGCCTTGCGATAGGCTTCCTGCGGGGTGTCTTCCTCACCGTCGTCGTCGCGTGCTGCCGGTGCTTTGCCTGCGGCGACTACTGCAACCGGCGCGGCTCCCGGCTTGGCTGGCGGGGCAGCTTGCGCCACTTTGCCATCCTTGCCGACTGATGGTGCGGCGCTGGTCGTCGGGATGGAGTTATCCACTGCGCTTGCTGATCCGTGGCTGTCGCTGTTCTGCGTGGGTGCGTTGGCAGCGTCGGCGATGATCGTCACTGCGGGAATGATTGCAGCGGAAGCCGGTGCCGGTGGATCATGCCCCCAAATCTTACGGGCGGCTGTCTCGTAGTCTTTATGCTCTGCGTCGCGCGGATTGATCATGGTGCGTTCCTCTTTTGTTAATAGCCTGCTCGCGAAGGAGCCTTCTTGTTGCTGCGTCGATGCCCTCGATCTTCGCGTACTGCTTTCGATGCGACGTTTTCTGCGAATGTTAAGGCGATGGCGTCGCCACCGTCGGGCGAGCGGATGCCGCGCTTGCGCATGTCGTCTTTCGATTCGATCAAGCGCGTACCATTACTTGCGTACTTATAGCCCGGCGCGGAAATATCAGCGATCAGTGCCGTATCGTTCGGCAAGCGGCACGGTTGATCTTCCAGAAATTCTTTCATCCGGTACCACATCTCCGCGCGCTTGTTGGCGTAGAGTTCGCCGTCCTCTGCTTTTGACGCAGAGTTGACGCCGATTGCCGGAATGTTCAGCTCAAGCAAGCGGTCAAAGATGCCGCTGCCGATACCAATCTTGTCGATGAATAGCGCGTCCGGCTCGAATTCCTTCCAGTAAGCCGCGAGCAAACCGGCGACTTCCATCGGCCCCTTTTTCTCGTGGTATTCAATACGGAAGACGGTGCGACCATGACGAAAGGCGATTGCCGTGCGGTCAGCGCCGTACTCTGCCGGGTCACAAGCAATGACAAATGCGCCCACTCTCTCGCGATAGCTGCTGTTGACTGCGGCCATCACGGTCGTCGGATTGATCAGCGGATCGTTCGTCGCTGTACGGAATGCAAGCGATGCAGTTGCGGGATACTCTTGATCGAACAACCACTCGAATCCCGCGCCGTATAGAATGATCTTGTTGCGTCGCCAAGCCATCTGCGCACGGTCAAGACCATAAGCTTCCATGTATTTGTAGTCATCCGGGGACAACTCAAAATTCGCTGGAACAATGGCGCGGTATTCATCCTGCCAAAACCACGGCACGAAGATGGCGATGTATTCACCGATACCGGCTTCGGCGTCCTGCCAAAGCAAATGGAACTTGTTGCCAATGCCGTTCGCTGTCGATTCAAGGATGATTTCGGTGCCGTCAACGTCTGCGACAGTGTTGCCAAGGCCCGCGAAGTGCATTTCGGGACTATCCCAGAAGCCGAACTCGGAACCATGCAAAAATTGCGCGGTGTTGGAACGCCCAACGTCTTTCGATCCAGCAGTGGCAAGCAGGTAGCCGCCGTCCAGCGTCGAGAACTTCAGTTCCTTGGCATTTGTCGCACTCGTGGCAGGCGCAATCGGATTGTTTTCATGGTAGCGTTTGACCATGTTAAACAGGTTGTCCGTCGCTTTCTGCTCATGGGCAACGATGAAAGCCTTCACACCGAAGTTCATCGACGTGCGATGATAGAAGCGGGAACCGATGTAGGTGGATGCGCCTTGTTGCCGTCCCTTCAGGATCAACGCACGTACCTTGCCGGTGCGTTCAAGCTGCTCTTGCAAGCGATGATGGATGTGCCGCTGTGCGCGATTGAATACCAGCGGAACCTTGCGACCTTGCTTGTCCAGAATGAACATGCAGGTCTTGGCGTGCAACTCTTGTTCGTTGCGCAGTCGGGCAATCGCGGCGATCTTTGCAGCGTTATTGCTTGCCATCAGCCAACGCAATCTGCTTCAATACTGTTTCGATGCCGCCTTCGCTATTGCTTTCTTTCTGATCCAAGCCGAAAGCTTCACGCTCCAGGGCGACAAGCGACTTCAGCGAATCCGCCAGCGTCTTCATCGTCGAAGATCGACCCGCCAAGCTGATGACCTTGTTGAATAGATCGTTGCGCTTGTCCGTACCTTTATCGTCGGGACTGGACATGATTTCTGCCAACTGCGTGTACAGGTCAAGGTTGTCCGTCTGGTGCTCAAGTTCGCCCAAGAGACTCATCGTGATCCTGCGTGCGCGCTGAATATCCGTGCGATGGGACAGAACGATGTCGGTCTGCACTTGCGCGTTGATATCGACAAGTACGCGCTCCGAAAGCTCGGTTTCTGTGCGTACCACGCTGCGTACCGTTGCGGTGCGTACCAAGTTTTCTGCCTTGGCTTTGATCTTTGGAGCAAGATCGCGCTGCCAGTCGTCCTTCTTTGCACGTTTGCGGATGGCACCTTCTGTTACGCCAAACTCCGCTTCCAGCATACGCAGCGATTTGATACCGGCGCGGTACTCACGCTCAATGGCAATCCAATCAATCGCCTGTTTCTTGCTTACTTCCTTGTTTATTGACATGTGGTTTCACTTCATCCGGCGACAGGTCACGGCACGACAAGGAGCCATTCCCACCGAGAATCAGCGCTTGCACTCTGTCGGGCGCAACATGGAGCGTCGTCAACACAACGCATTGTTTGTCTACAGTGCGTGCGACTCGTTGAGCCTCACGTCTGCGTGTTTCGATATCCCGCGTTTGATCAAGCGCTTCGACGGACGGCGAAGGCTTGGCACCATAAAGAAGGAGATGGCATTTCGTGCTATGAGCGGTTTTCACGTGGTTAGAGGCGCTTGTCGGCGCAACCAGCCTGGAAAGCTTGGAGATATCGCGACTGCGATCAATCGAATCCTGCAACGCTTGCCGCCTCAGTAGTACGCACGCACTCATTACGCGCCTTTGCGGGCGACAAGCATGAAGTAGCGCTCGCCAACACGCCAGCGATAGCCAGCCGGGTCTTTTGCAGTCATGCGCTTGGCTTGCGACTTTGATTTGATGATGCGCGGCTGGACGCGATTTTCCTTGATGAACTTCACCAAACCGGACATCAATTCCGGCCCGACATCGATCAGCTTGCGTTTGTCGTCGACAGCTTTATGCAGATCGGTCAATGCCTTGGCGACTTCCGGGTCGGCTTCATTCGGGATTTCAACGTGTTCGGTACTTGAGGCGTGGTGTGTCATGCGTTCATCCAGTTACGCGCCTATTGCGCTGATTGATAGGGGAAATGTTTGCCTGGGTTGCGCTGCTTCGGCGCTAATTCAGACTGGCGGTATGCGCGGAGGTAACCGGCAACTCCGACATCAGGGCGAACAGGCGATTGAGCGACCGGCGTGCGCCGCGCCACTTCGTCTGTTCATGGCACTCATCGTGTGCGCTTGGTGGTGCGGAGCCATCAACGCTGATCCCGTGTGCCAACTCCAAGAGAATTTCATCCCTGCCTGAATCGACCTCGATTGCGGCGCGCTCCCACGGCATTGCCGGGTTACGAGCGGAATCTATGGTCATCGGTTCGATGCAAATCGGTGCCAGAGGCGTAGGAGCCTTCTTGCAGCGGATCGGCGCAGCGACCGGGCATGTTGGATTGTGTGGAGCGGGCTGGTTCATACGATTGACGGCATGTGAAATAAAAAAGCCCCGGCGCATTGCTGCGACCAGGGCAAGGCGTCAAAGCTGACGCGAGGGGTAAAATTGTGTGCTGTGACAGGAGACAGCGAAACGATGTCACCTCAAGGATAGCGATTCCAATTACCTGAATCCTCATTCTTGAAAGGACAAGGCCCGAAGTCGGCAATCCGGCTTCGGGCCATACTGAAGGCGGGGATCGAACCCGCAAATGTGGCCGAGTTTCCACGGCTGCAATACCTAATCTGCCACTCCAGTAACCGCTGCGACCAAGATCGCGGCGGATTTAAGCTCGACCACTACATCAGCAGCCCGGCGATTTTGCCAGCCACCATGCGTGCGCGCGTCGCTTCGGCAACCGATTTATCGTGTTCGATTGCCGCCGATTCATGCACCGCTTTATGCTTGGCGGCATCGCTCAGATGGCTATCCGCATGCAAAATCAGTTCGCTGTGCATGTCCTTGAACTGCTTGGTGATGGCGTCAACGGTGCGCGGTCGTGCCATCGTGCGATGAATTCGCTTAACCATTGTCTTGATCATTGACTTCTCCTGGGTGTTGCGCCATGAACAGCGCGCGCATCTTGGCGATGAAGGATTCGACGGTAGCCTTGATACCGGCGATGGCGGTACTTCCGGCAGCATCGACACTGGCCTCTGTGCTGCCTAGGTCGTCTTCCAGCTTTTGCAGCAAGTCCAAATGCGGCGTAGCGACCGCAGTTGTCGCGACTGGGATCGCAGTATCGCTCGTTGGCGTCGATGTCGCCAAGGTAGTGGTCGTATCGGATGTTGTAGCGGTAGCGTTCGCCACGGCTGGCGATGGCTGAGTAGCGGTATTTGTTTCTTGAATCGGCATATTGTTCCTGTATGTGGTTGCACATTTAAATCAGCCGCAGAAATGCAAAAAGCCCCGCTTTTGCGAGGCTTTTTTGGATTGCTTTTCTACAGATTCAGTTTTTCAATCTACTGAAATGAGACTGAATTTTGACAGGTTCGTGCCATTTTGTCGCTGCCTAAAATCTGCCATTCTTTTGGCACATCGGGCAACCGGATTCGCCGGGCATTACGCCTTCCGAACAAACGTCGCGCTACTGCCACGTCCATCCTTCGTTACCTTGTCCTTGCCGGACTGACTAGAGAAATTCGACCAGCGCCCCCTCAATTTCTCCATCATCTTTGGTGTCATCTTGATGCCTTTGAAATCTGGTGTGGCGAGAGCGGCGCTCATTACCTGTTCATTAGTCACAGGTTCTGACAACAGACTGAGCCAAAATTCACTTCCAGTACTCGGCAATGTGTCCTTACCAGTCTTTTTAGTGGCTACCGACTTTTTTGCCGCATTTTTGACTACGGGCTTGGTGCGAGAGATACGCTTCGTTGTGATCGGTGCAGCTTTTTGAGGCTTCGACCGAGGAATACGCTTTGCGGTCGGCTTAGTCGATTCGGCCTCGGTATCATTTTCCGTTTCAACCAAGTCTTCCAAAGTTGCAATCGTTTCCTGAATCTTGCTCAAACGCTCCAGCGTGCTCGCTTCCTCTTGCCTCATTTTTTCGAGTGCCATTTTTGAGTATGACATTTTTCCCTCTTCGTAGTTAGTTAATTAGAATACGCTATTGTAACCGCGAATTACTATATTAGTCACTTTGAACCGCTCTTTATTCTATATGGGTTAGTTTATTTCTAACCCGATTAGTTTTTTTCTAATCGCTCAGGCGCTTTCACTGATCAATGCAGTACGCGCAAGACGTTCCTTGATATCACTCGCCAAACCTGCGTTAGCATTTTCTGCTGCCCTTTGAATCGACGGCGCCAGCGCATATGCAGCTTCACCGAATTTCTTCACGCGGTTGTAGTAGGTTCGATGCGGCAAATCCTCCCAGTCTGGATGGCCCGGCTTGACGTTAGCCGGATCAGCACATCCCTTGCGCGGAGCACCCAACAAAACGCATATCTGCTTGACCAGTTGTGCGTTCGGGTAGTTTTTAGGGTTGTAGAAATGATCGAACGCCTTGAACCACTCTGCATATTTGCGATTGTCCTTACACGCATGGACAGCGCCATTGAAAAACTGCATGAACGGATCATTGCGTGCGTTCGGCGGCAATCCTGTCCGTACTGGGTCACCCTTTTCGGGCGGCGATTGTCCTTGTAGACGGCCCAACAAACTGACGCCGCTCGGTTTCATGTAGAACTCACGCGTTCGGCACCAGTTTGCCCAAGCCTGACAACAAGCCGCGACCTTGTCAGCATGCTCGTTGCCAGTTCGATTCGTTTTACTTTGCTTCATTGCATATCTCCCAAAAATTGCGCGGGATTGTATGCATTGTTTCAGTTGTGCTCGAAAATTCTTCAGGGTTTATGCCTCGAATCCACAATCGACATACCGCAATCTTTCGCCCAGGTCACGAAGCGATCCGCCCAAACCGGATCGCCTAGCTCCCACGCGGCGACATCGCGCAGTCGTTGCATTGGCGAATTCGCTTCGATACGAGCGTCCATGATGTCATCGGATTCATCCAGTCCCAAGCGTTGACGGATTGCCCGCAAGATGTAGGTCGGTATGCTTTGCTTTCTCATCATTGCAACTGGCCTTTGCTATGCGGGATTCCAAGGTATTTGGCGAGCGACGCAAAGCTTTGACCCCGTTCTTTCTTGTCGGCTGCGCGGGATATCCACTTGCCAGTTCCAGGCCAGTAGTCAACAAGTCGCCCATCGTTGTTGATGATAATGTGCGCGCCCAGGTTACGCTCCTCGAACGAAATGCCATGTGCGCGAAGTTGATCTGGAGCGCTTTCACGTTTCTCCGCGCGGCGTAAGCTGTCGGCTTGCCGAAGCTCTTGATACATCTCAATCATGTCGCCCATTTTTTTCTCCCCGCTATCTGTGTGTGATTTTTCAAAGACCAGTTTCTTTTCAAACTGACCATCAGGTACGTACTGCGCTATGGCAAGTCCGCTTTCAACCATTTGGCGCAACCAAGTGCCCAACTGTTCGGGCGAAAACGACAAGCCTTTACGCACCAGCTTGTTTCGCATGTCGTAGCAATCGTGTGGCGTCGTCACTGTAGCGAGCACTTCTTTCATGGCCCGTACTGCATTTTCCTTGGTAAGTCGCTGAAGACGCGGGCGCTGTGTCGCGCTATTGCTTGCTCTCTGTTTCAAAATTCACCATCCCGCGTTGCTAGTTTTTGTAATTTCTGTAATCGATTTACACTTCAAAAGCCGCTGATCATCGCCGCGTTTGCCACTTGATCTGCTCAAGGCTTAAACGTTACGGCACCGTTCACGATCACCGCACCCGCCCAATAGCTCGCCTGCCAATAGTCACCGGCAAAGCCCAAGCGGATCGCTGCCAACGCCGATAGCGCCAATATCAGGTAATTGAAAATCCGTGGGTCGTTAAATACGGCCATTGTCATGCCGCTTTCAAAGTGATGATTTGGGCATGCACTTGCTTGTTGGCCGCTTCCGTGCCTTCGCGCTTTCGATCACGCGCACGAATCTCCCGCATTCCCGGCGCTTGCAAGCGGACGATCTTATCTAGCAATTGCTGTACATCCTCCGGTTCGACAATCAACTCCTGGGTTTCCGGGCGATTCGCAAACAGTTCCGCAAATAACGGTAGCCGGTGCAATTCGCCTTCATTCACTTCGACTGCCAAGGGATCGGTATCGATCCGCTTGTGGCTGCGCAAATCCAGGCTTACCGCTCTCACGTGAAAATTACCGACCGTGGCGATATGTTCAATTTCGATATACCCGACTGGATCATCCATGCCACGCATTAATCGCCCCTGATTCATATAGCGAAATGGTTCGTCCAGATATCCCGTGGCTGTGACCCCCGCGCCAGGATGATGGAACATAAAGCGGTCACGCATACGACGCGGATCAATTTGCGTTGCTATCTGCCAACCGCTTCGCCCAAGGCGATAGGTATCCGATTCCCACCCGGCGAAAGCGACTGGTATTGGGCGGCTCTGTAGCGCCCAGTGCTTATGCTGTGAAGGAACCATCGGAAATGCTTGCTTTCAAGTCTTCAATTTCGGCATTGATGTTTCTGACGACCTGCTCGGCGGCGTACAGTTTGCGAATGGCAACTGTCAGCGCTGCGGTTGCCTCGGCTTTCTTTTCATTGGCGATTTGCTTGCGCGCATCAGCTTCTACTTGTTTTATATCAATCATGCGTGATCCTTGTTATTGAAAATTTAAAAGGGAAAACCTTGTGCCACCATTTACGGCTAGTCAGTTTGATTTTCATCGCCTTGACCGCCGCACATCTACGTTCCTCAGCTATCTCTGCCTTTGCCTGCGCAACGATATCCTTCAACTCTTCTTCGGGAATTCCCACTACCGGCTCCTGTTATTCTCCGCATGGTCGCCCTTGCTTGATCGACCATCTTCGTTTTTCGCTCGCGGCGATGCGCGAGTTCCGCGTTGACTTGCCTGATGAACTGATTGACCGCATGTTTGCCATCCCTTAATCGCATCGCCTCGAAAACACCAGCATGCGAATGCGCTGGCGCATCAGCCGTTTTTCGCACCTGACAGCAATGCGCTGACTTGGTGAATCGTCCGCCGTTCGCGATACACAAGGGACACTTTTCTAATTCGCTATCCATAGTCTCGATGCCCCCTTTAACGCCTTACTTTTTTTTGAATAGATCAGGTTGTATCTTGATAGCCGATACATCGCGGTACGCACTTCCGTAACGGACAACTCCATGCGCTCTGCGACATCTACGGCTTTCATGCCAGCTATCGGGGCGGTGTTTGCTTTCAAAAACGCCAGTACCAAATGCGCGGTCGGTGACAATTTGAATCGACGCCGCTTGACTGGTACGAAGTCACCCTTAATGTCCTGCTGAAGCTGTTTCACGATTTGTGCAAACCGACTCATTCACGCCTTCCTCTCCGGTAAATTGCGCAACCAACCGCGCTACCTTTTCCTTGCTTTTACGATCTGCTTCATGCCTTTCCCTCTGCCTCTGCTGTCGCAACCTGCTTAGTTTCGCTTCGGGCGGCTCCAGCGTTGCAATCATTTGCTTGACCCGCGCAAGGTTCTGTCGTCTGCGTTCTAACTCGGCCTCAACGGAGACACCCGGCAATAGCAATGGCTTTGGTTCTGGCGATGGCAGCGCATAGGCTTTGTTCGGTTTGATCTTGTTTGAATCAATCGCACTCGTAAGCGCAAGCTGGCGCTGCTCCGCATCAGTACCAAGTGAGGCGAACCACTTGGCTGGTAGATGCCTGCTGCGCGCTGACAGGACGGCCCGTGTATAAGATTCTATGAACGCGCGGCGCGCACCGATCTTGTCTCCCGCATTCAGGATTGATCTGCAATCGGCCAGGGCTGCGCTTGTCTCTTCCGTCCAAATGACCGTAGCAACTTCATCGCAGCTTTGCAGGGCAATTGCCCACGCTTCATCCGCACTCGGTCGGCCATCGGCTTCCAGGCAACGAACAATGATCGCATTTGGAATGGGTGCGAAATTCCGTTCCTCAAGGCGGTACCCAGCCATTGCACTTTCAACCGTCGCTAACGAAAACGGCGACAACTGCTCCCACCAGAATTTTGCCAATTCACCTGTCGGCATAGGCTTGCCGTAGGCCATCATCGTTGCGGCCAGCAGCTTCGCAAATGCAATACGATCACTGCGCGTCATCGCAACGACTCCATATCAATCGTTCGCGAATCATCAGCAGCGGGCGGTGACGCGCCTAAGAACTCTGCCATCGCCCGCGCATTTGCGGATTCCAACGAATCAGGTGCGCTCGAACGGGCCTGCACACCATCCAGGCCGATGAAGTAGTCAATCTTCTCGGCATTACGCAAAATCAAGTCCAACCCGTTGAATTTTGTGTTGCGACTATTCTGTCCCATATTGTGCGGAGTCTTGCTGCATCCACGAATGGCGTGGCATACATCTGAAGCAGAATAGTTCTCCAACGCGCTCATGATCAAGTTCTTGCGGTTTGTATCCAGCTTCGACTTTGGCGAGTCCATGACCTTCTGCCAGTAGGCAAAAATCTGTTCAATCGTCTGGTCGAGGGCTGTTTGCTCGACAGTGCTTTTGACCTTTATCTTTTCTTCTCTTTTCTTATCTTCTTTAGGTAACGCTTCGCTAACGCTCAGAGCGTTACCAACAGCGTTACTAACCACGTTACCCACAGCGTTACCATTAGCGTTAGAACTAGCGTTACTTTTATGATTCGCTACACGCTTTGCTGTCTGAGCGCGCTTTTTTGCCGATGCGCCATTGTGATTGTCGAAATTCGGCAGCGAAAGGCCAACATCGGTAACGCGCAACCAACCGACATCAACCATCGCCTGCGCAAAACCGCTAACGCACAAAATCCGATCCAGTAACGCTAAGGTAACGCTCACAGCGTTACCATCAACGGTTTGTTGATCGAACCAGCGCCACACCCTGAACAATTTGCCAACAGTAAAATCAGGGTCATCCCAACCCATTTTTGTAGTGATAGCAAACACTTCAGGCTTATCAGGAGTTGCACATTCCATCTTCAGCCATTCGCCAGCCATTAATTTTTCACTCCCGACTGCGTATCGCTCATGGCTACTCCGACACAACAAGTTGGTACTGGTACAGACCACGCCGGACATGCCTGCGCTTTACCACGTGCGCGCCAAAGCGGTTTTTGCGCAAGTGACGCAGTTGTGCGCTTACGCTGGTCTCCGGGTCTTTGGTCTTGCAGGATATTTCGCGCAGTGTTCGCCACTGCCCATCCTTCATCAATGTGAAGACACGATCCAACTGTTTGGACAGGCGATTGTTATCGCGTATCGGAGAGTAGTCAGCACCATCGAAAAAGGCGCTGTTTGCTTCAGTGCTTTGCATATTCGTTACCCCTAGTTTTCGATCATATTCATCACCAATTGCAGCAAATGTAATTGGCTCCCATATCGCGCCTCGAAGCGGGCCTTGAATGGGTGTACTGCGATTAATTCCTTGTCGTTGCCGGTGCCGTCCTGATGATGACCAGCACAGAGCGGCAAAACCAATCTGTGACAACCTGGCTTTGTTCTTCCGTCGATGTGATGTATCGATACGTAATCAGTGGGTCGTCCATCCAGATGGCACGCGATGCAGCCAACCAGCGCGGCCATGCGACTCCAAAGATTCTTTTCATCGGCTGTTACTGCGCGTTGCCGCGTCTGCAACCTCTTCGGCCTTGGTGAGCATTTCACGCTCAGTTGGGCGACATCACGCCTGATACGGATTGTCGAGCGCCTTAACGGTGTCTTTCGGCTAAGTGATGATCGTCTCATCCGCAAAGACCATATGATGAGGAACATTCGGCTGGATCGATCAACGTATCCAACAGCGAATACTGCCGTCCGCCGTGGCTCGTTTTTGACCATTCAACCACCGCATGAACGTCGTTGCTTTTTGCATAGGCTCTCCTGTCGTTAAAGGCTTTGCCTCGACTTGGCGCTGGAAAAAATGTCGCAGCTTGGCGCTTGCTGCAAGCTCCGACTTTCTTTTCCCAGTCAGCGATACGTTCCACATGCTCTGGAAAGCGGATGGCAATTTCCTTGACTTCGGCCTTACTTGCGTTAATACAAGGCATGCATCCAACGCGATTCATTCCACACTTGTACAATGGGTTTGGCTCAATCTCGTGCTTCGCGGCATAGGCGAATACCTGTTCGGCAGTCCAATCGACCAGCGGTCGAAAAACGTAAAGGTGTGCGTCAAGCCGCTCAAATTTCTTCACATTGCGCCGGTTGAGCGATTCGTCACGTCTTACGCCTTGCCAACTAACAACCGTATGTCCTTGCTCGATCAGTTCAAGCTGGTATGCAACGGCCATGTCTCGCTTTAAATGCTCCGTACAGAACTGGGCCTTACGGCTAGGAAATCGGCCCTTCCACATACACAAGTCGAGGAATGGATTACCGCTTGGCCGCAAAACTGCCAACGCTCTACGTTTCGCTTTATTCGTCCAGCGCGCACGCCGCCCGCTTCCAATCTTCACCGTCTTCTGCACTGGCTCGTGAACATACTCACCCGCACGGCGAACCCGTTGAGTAACGATATTTCCGCATCCGTCGTGCTTTGGAACGGGTGTTGTTCCGTCAGCCTCAAATATTGGCTTTGTCTCGTAAATGCGGCGTGATCGTCTATCGCGTGCGATAAACATTCGCTTTGCGGCAATTTCTTCATCAAAGTTCGCCGTCAATATAACGATCTGCACCCCAGTAACGCGTTCCAAATACTGCCTGTGCTCGAAAACATATTCATGCTCGTTGCCGGTATCACAGAGGATTCCACGAACTCTCTTGATCCCGAATCGCTCAATAGCTACTTTCAAGGTAGCAACACTATCTTTCCCGGTCGAACAGGAAACTACGTGAAGAATGCTCATGTCGAGCGCCTCCTACACGTGATGCATAACGTGTCCCCTATGGAGAACTGCCCGATGGACTTTTTCATACCCCTGCGGTGCGAAAGGTTGCTTGGACACGCTCGCATCTGGTGTAGCAAGATCATTGCGGGTCTGTTGTGCGTCGCTTCGCGGTACATATCATTGAAGCGCGCATCAAAAACCATTGCGGAAAGGGCCATATTTAGCGCGCCGCCCTGGTACGCTTAAATTGAACTCGCGCCCCGGCTTCAGGACGCTCATACTTTGGCATCCCGGCCATTTCCCTGATCTTGGCAACGGGGATATCAAAGCGCTCATGGATTGCAATGAGTAAAGTCGCTCCAATTTGAGTCTGTTCCTTGCGCATGCGACAAATAGTTGGTGGAAATACGCCAAGCTCGCGTGCTAAAGCAGCATCGTTGGCTAATTTATTGGTATAAATTAAATTATCAAATAGATAATTAATGGAGTAAATTTCGTTCAAGCTGGTCTTTTTCTTCAGGATGTGTTATTTTGAGCGTGTTATTACTTTAAAAGTAATTTTGAAATTCGCGTAGGCGTGAATTCTTCACCTCATGCTTACTTTCTTCGCGCTCGCTTAATAAAATATTTATGAATAGTAATTTATTCAAATATTTTAGGCAAGTGTGCGCAGTTTTTTAAGCAACGGCAATTTATATGAGTGTTGGGATCGATACATGGCATGCGCGGCTCACCGCAGCTAGACGCCTCAGAGGTTACAAGAAGAACCAATTTGCTAAATTGGTCGGAGTAGCGCCGCCTACGGTCACGGGCTGGGAAAATGGGGACACGCAAAATCTCGACAGCAAATACCTGATAAAAGTTTGCTCGGTACTTGAAATTACGCCGGAATGGTTATTGGAAAGGATAGGGCCGTCCCCACTTACGGAGCCGGAGCCCATTAAAACGGAAAATACCAAGGCAGAAGATACCAAGGCAAGCGAAGCAATCAGCAGTCAATCCCAAATGTGCAACCCAATGATGCTGACCGACGCTGAAACGCGCCACATGTTCGCATACAGGAGAGCGCCCGCCGCTGTTCGGGCCGCAATCAATGTCCTTACAAGTACCTTCGAGCCAGATTCAGAATAACGCAATACTGTTCGCCATAAGCTACAGCCGCCCAGGTTCTATTTACCGCGCCCTGTCATTTGACACCCCAAACCCCTTATTTTCCTGCGCCTTTGCGTGCCTTGGGGTAAGCGGACAAAAAATTGCCGCCATTCTTGCCATTTCGATTAAACCATCCCTTGCTGGCTGGCTCATCATCGAAAAAAGCTCCAAAAGTTGTTCTTGTTGTTCGTTTTGACTCATTTGCTCTCAACTTTCGCGACTTGCAACCATCGCCGCAAAAGCGCAATGGCGCGCCAGCCACATCCATAGTGATCCAACACCTCAATTGTAAGCACTTAGTAAATGAAGTGTAAATTTAGTTTACATTTGAAACAATTATATCTGCAAAAGTGACAACGCCTTACCGAAAGTTAATATGGTGAACTAGATTTAACATTTATTAACACTCCCTAGTTGATTTTTCACTTTACAAGCCCATCTGGGCTTTTTTTTCGCCCATAAAGTTTCCAAAGGCGAATATATTTGTCTTTCCAGCACCATTTCCGCGCCAAACCCTAAATATTTCAAATCTATCGCTTAATTTATTGCAACATAAATTAAATTTAGGTAATATTTACCCTAATTATTACCTATTCCTAATTTTCATCGATAAATGCGTAACCTGACCGTAAGCGAAGTGTTTTCCGAACTTGATATTTCGGTTGTCACTGAAAATCAAGGGGTCATCACTCTTATCGGCTTCAATTTCAAGACTCTGATCGTTTTTGATTTTGATAAGGCTGAACAAGGATGCCATACGCGTCGAAACGGCGATCCAGGCTGGCCGTCGATACCCGCCCAGGCTTATATCAATCGCATAGCCCTAATCGATGAGACAACCTTTTCATCCGGCGATGCTGACGAAGACGATTACGTGTCCAAGACACTCCCAGTCGGCACCGACATTCTCCAAATGATCAGCGGCCAATTCGTTCGGAAGCTTGAAGACAGGCTTGCGGAAGAAATGGAAGAGACCTGCTGATATGCGCAGTCTTGCTATCGACTACGTCATTGCAGCAATTTTCATTCTGATTTTTGGCTGCGTGAGCGGAATTGAAAGCGAGCGCGATCAAGCCATCACTAAGCAAAACAAACCGCGAATTGGCATCAGGATTTACCCGTAGTTCCCAGTAGTACAACCAATGTCGGCGGAGCTTCGACAAGGAGATTTTAATGGCCGTAAAACCAAAGAACGAAAGCAAATGGAAGCCCATCTTGCAAGAGGTGGAGTTAGAGTTCACTGAACTCGCGTCTGTAGACAATCACATCGTTAACTTTCAGCGCGAAGCTGCCTTCGCTATAGAAACACTCGATAAAAATGCGGATCACTTCCGTAATATATCGGCGGATTCAGTGTGCAAAGCTTTTTTGAAAGTGGCACTTGTTGGTATTTCGCTGAATAAGAATCTTGAGTTCGCCTATCTCCTCCCGCGCAGAGGTGAATGCTGCCTGGACGTGGGATACAAAGGTATTTTGAAGACCGCGACCGATACTGGAAGCATATTAGGAGGAAAGCCTGAAATCGTGCGCGCAAACGACGGCATTCTCTACAGAGGGCCATTCGAGTATCCCTTTTACCCGGATACGTTTGATCCGTTTGCACCAATAGCGATACGTGGCGAATTGAAGGGTTGCTTGACCATCGCAAAGCTCCACAACGGTACTTATATGGTCGATCCAATCAGCGGCGAAGAAATCACGAAAATTCGCGCCCTCTCAAAAGCAAAAACTGGCCCTTGGTTTGATTGGGAAGACGAAATGGTCAAGAAAACCGGCATCAGACGCGCCGCAAAGTATTGGCCACGAACGGATCGACTTGGCCGTCTGGAGGGAGTTCTTAACGAAACGCAAGGCTTGGAAATGGAGTTCGGCGCAAACGCCACGATCCAACCGCCCCAAACCAGCAGACAAAGCGCCGCCGAAATCGCAGCGGCGACGCAAGTAGTACAGCCTTCGATCAAGGGCGATCAACTCATTGCGCAGCTTGAAGACATCGCGAAAAGCAAAGGGGCAAACACATTTGCCGATGTATGGAGAGCAATGTCGAAGGAGGATCGCTCGCTAGTTGGCAAGAACAATCGCGATCGCATCTTTGCTATGGCCCAGGAACCGTCATATGCATAACGTCATACCAATGAGGGTATCGACTGCCAAGCAAGGCACACCTGAATGGAAGATGGAGCGTGCAGGGCATCTTACCGGATCGCGTCTTGCGGACATCATGCCCGACAAAAACGGCAAGTACATGAAGGTTCGATCCGACCTCGCGATGCAAATGGCAGTAGAGCGGCTATACAACGCTCCAATCGAGGGGCCAATCGCCGCCGCCTTGATTTGGGGGCAAGACGCCGAACCATTCGCCCGCGATGAAACCGAAATCAGGACTGGGGAATTCATTCAACAGGTCGGATTTATTTGGCACCCAACTTGGCGATGGGTTGGCGTATCCGTTGACGGCCTAATAGGTAGCGACGGCACATACGAATCAAAGTGCCCGAAAAATCCCATGAACCACATGAGGACATGGCAAACCGGAAAAATGCCTGATGAACATATTCCCCAGGTTCAGGGGCAATTGTGGGTAACAGGACGCCAGTGGTGTCTGTTCGTTTCCTACGACCCACGAGCACCAAAGGAATTCCGACTATTCATGACGCGTGTATATCGCGATGAGCTGTACATAGCACGACTGGCAAAGGAAGTGAAAACATTCCTCGGCGAAGTCAATCTTATTGTGAAGTTACTCAAATTAAAAGCAAAGGAAGCAGCATGAGCGCGGTAATGAATATTCAAACGATCACTCCCCATCCAGCAATCCTACCAAAGAGAGGCATCAAACCCGTTGCGCAACTGACCGTCGCGCAACAGGCTAACAAGGCGCTCGACTCAAAAGCGACTGAAAAGACATTGAAGAAATTGGTGCTCAAGTCTGTATCCATCGTTACCATCAATAGTATCGATGGCCGCGCTCAATGCCACTCTGCATATATGACTCTGCGTGATACACGAGTGAGCATTGAAAAAGTAGGCAAGGCGGCACGCGAGGAACCAAACGCATTTTGTGCGGCAGTGATCCAAGAAGAAGATCGGTTGATTGCACTTATCTCTCCCGAAGAAAAGCGCTTGCTCGCATTGCGTAAGGACTACGACGAAAAAATTGAGCGCGAAGAAAAAGAGCGTATCGCAAAGGAAAAAGCGCGCGTCGAACTGATCGACATCAGAATTAACGCTATTCACTTGATGGCAGATGGCTGCGAAAAGACGGGATCAATAGGCATCAAGGCGGTTCTTGAAAAGGTCAACGCTCTTGCAGTCACCGAAGATGAATTTGAAGAGTTTATCGACGCCGCAGATCAAGCAAAGGCGGAAGTCATTAATAGGCTCACCACGTTGATGATGGATGCAATCGAGCGGGAGGATGAAGACGCAGCGCGTCAAGAAGCCTTGGCCGCCGAAAACAAGCGACTGGAATCATTGCGTGAAGAAGCACGCAAAATCGAAGAACAAAAGGCAGAGTTGCAGCGCCAACTTGACGATATGAAGCGCACCCGTAACGAAGCGAAAGCCACATCATCGCACAACTATGCTAGAGCTAGACATCACCCCACAAACACTGTTGCTGCTGCCGTGGAATTGCATGTCGAAGAAATTGATGTTGGCGCAGTCATGCCAACAAATCAGGCTACGCCGGTAGGCGATCTTTTGGATTGCGTGATTCCCACTGCACCATCCGCTGATGAAATGATCTTGGTAATTGCTGACTGTTTTGATGTAACGCAGGAAATTGCTCGCAAATGGCTCGCGGCTACCAGCTTCAACTAATCAATGTTTCTCCGTTTGCACATCGAGTGATTCTGTGGATAGGTATAAATTTCCAACGCGTTCAATCCGGCTGTTAAGTGCAAGGCACCGTGACATGGCTATCAAAGCATTGAATTCTGTGCCGCTGGACGCGGATATGCCGGTCGAATTCCTGCTGCGAGAGGAAATTAAGACTCGTAAGCTGGATCAGAACGCGCTTATGTGGGCAGGGCCACTAAAGGATATCGAGCAACAGGTCTACGTTGAAAGACGTACATATAGTGATCACGTATGGCATCTGTACTTCAAGGAGCGGTACCTACCAGAACTGCACACCGAAGGGATTACAAAAGAGGGATATGAAAAGTGGGCATACCTGCCGAATGGTCAGCGGAGGTTGAAAGGTTCAACGACAGATTTAACGATATACGGTTTTTCGCTATATCTAACCGAGATTTTTGCCTGGGGAGGCAATCGCGGCGTTGAATTCAGCGCCTCGTCAAACCAGCAATTGCACTATTGCCGAACGACCGGCACCAAGATGGAAGCCAAGCGTAGGCAACTTTACAGACACAGAGAAGCGGGAAAGACATGCTCAAAAAACCGACCGACGGCAACTCTAGCCGCATCGTAGAAGTGGTAGAGCCAATATTGATGCGATTTACCACGCAAAACAAAACACAAGGAACAAAGCCTAGCACCATTGCAGACAGTTGCGATGTTGGCGCTGGCGAGGCGACAGTCAAACAACGTGAATTTTATCGAACTGTTGAGCAAATAAACACTTTGGCTGAAAGCGCAAATGAAAGCGACCGAACCGCGATCTGGACGGCGTTTCACGCGGGATTGCGGTTGGTGAAACTACATGAATGAAAATGCTGTGATTCGATTCGCCAAGGCGCTGACCGATTTGATAGGACAGCCCGACGAAGGGCCAATTCCTGTAATTACATCGGCAAGGTATGTCACCGTTGCACTCGCAGCGGTGAAAACCGGATTCACCGAAAAAGCGATTCGGAAAAAGATCGAAGATGGAGTGTGGGTCGAGAATCGGGAATGGAAGCGTTCGCCAGACGGACGCGTGTTAATTGATATGGATGGATATGCACAATGGGTAGAAATGGCAGCGGCGTAGAGGTACGTGAAAATAGCATTC